TCTCTCGGCCTCGGCCTCGCGCGAATGTCCCCCCCATAGGGGCTAGGGCGGCACAGGTGGCCTGAGCGGGCCTGTGGGAAGGCGAGAGGGAGGGCGCAGGGCGGCAGGGGGGAAGGCCGATAGCGGCGTGTGAGGGCATGTTGACAGCGTGTGAGGGCATGGGCTATCTGTCCTTATGTGTCCTGATGCAATACACTCACCTATCCTTATGTTCTCATGGTGATAACCTTGTGGTATTCCTTGTGTCTACCTTAGTAGATACCTTAGTGGCTACCTTAGTAATGACCTAGTGTTACCTTAGTGTGTACATATGCAGGCATATAAGATGCAATTAGGTAGCTTGCAGAGCAAGCAAGAGTGGGTATGACTAGGTAGATGCAGGAGGGAACACCACAATCGACACAGGATAGCCCTACATTACCTTAGTGTAGGCTCTATGTAGGCCTTAGTGTAGGCCTTAGTGACTACCTAGTGGTGCCTTGTCTAACATGTTGGACAAACTATTTTGTACTTAGTGTGAAATAGTGCTTGCAATGTAGGTTCGATGTAGGCACTATTGACTTCCCAACACGGGATAGGCGCTAGCTTTAACGATAACGAGGTACATGATGGCTACATTGTTCGTAGGTTCGGTAATACTAGGTACAGGTGTAATGTTCTTAGGTGCTGTAGTAGTAGCAATCTGGTTCGCGTTTCAGTAAGACAACTTATCAGTGGTTGACATAGGTACAATCACTTAGTAAGATGTTTTAAGAAGTACCGCTCTTTAACAACATGGAATGCACTCTGATAGACTAACTCAACATAGAGGCTCTATTATGAAGACTATCACTATCCTATTCAGCCGTGCCTACGAAGAGTACAAAGTAATCTTTGAAGACGGCACGTACTACACTAGCGATAAAGACGATGCAGTAGCTACAGCCACACAGGAGACTGGCGGTTGTACTATCAAGCATAAGAAAGCTAGTGAGACACAGGAGAACGACTGGTAACCATGTAGACTGGCGTAAGCTGGTCTATCAGTGTGCATTCCTAATGAATAGTGACTTGATAGGCTACCTTACTTAACTAAGAGAGAGAAACTATCATGACCATGTTACCTATCGACTTGAATAAGTTTAACTATACTGAACAAGAGATGAATGAGCTTAAGCAACATATCAACGCTTTAACTCACGTAGTCCAGATGCTCAACACGTTAAACACAGACGATAACAACGACACACTGATCGTATACCTAGGTATGTCAGTTGGTGATTTCAACCAGCGGCTATACGACCTACAGACTATGATGCTTGGCAGAGTGCGGGGCTACAGCAACATGTAATCACGATGGCTGGCGCAAGCTGGCCTATCAAGTCGCTATTCATTGCTCTTTAACAATTCGAATGTAGCAAGGTATCTGGTAGGGCTGGCACTATGAGGGCTATACCATGATATATAAACACCTTAACGGGCGTAACCTGCAAAGCTTCTATCACATCACTATCGAACAAAATGAGGATGGTAAGCACGTAACGTTCCACTCACGTATACACGTCAACCGTGAGAACACTTGCCCTATTACGTGGTGCAAAGAGTACACAGACTTTGAGATACTGAATGACCGTGACCTTATAACATGGGTATCACGTAGTTATGGCGAGGTGACAGCATAATGTACTTACATGAAATCTTTGTCGAATGTCCAGTGACAGCACGACTGATTAAGCAGGTGTTTGAGTATGTAGAGAGTGACGTCAAGATGACTAGCTACCCTATGACAGACGACACCGAGATGTATATCATCAAACTAACGCGACGGTATGGTGAAGACGCCATGCGTAACAACCTAGCCGGATATGACATTGAAGAGTTAATCACAACCAAGTTAGAGGTGTAGAATGAAAAGTAATATGCCAGAAGAAGGACAATTCGTTGCACTATGGAAGTTTGGCGGTCACTTGTGGTCGCGTGTGATGCGGTGGCAAAACGGTGAGCTGTACCAGTATACACCGTGTGACATATCAGATGATTGGGAGTTAGTCGAACCTGATGTGTTCTTCCAAGACGTAACAGATGTAAGATTCATAAATTAATTGAAATAAACGCTTGCATCCTGCCAGATACCTTGCTACATTTGACTTCCCTTAACGGGAACGGCGAAAGCCACCGCTCTTTAACAATACGGATTACTTAAACATGCTAGGTTTTACTACAGGCTATCTTCTACCGCGAGACGGGCGCAACCTGCGCGATGATAGCCGATAGTAATTAACCTAAATAAGAGATACCAACATGTTTAAAACTAACGCTAAATTCATCGTACTGGCTTCCGCTTTCCGTTTCGGTGTATCACAGGATACTAACATCGAGAATCATGTTGATGTTCGTTTCTCCTTAGATGCACAAGGCTTCCAACACATGGATGTGCTAGGCTTCTACCAAGAAGAAGGCGCAGCTCTTGGAAGCACAGAGTTGACATTTGCTGTCCCTTGTAACTCCGCAGCACAGATAAAGTCTATGGCTCGTCTGTTTTGTGGCTGCTATAACCAAGATTGTATTGCAGTGTGGAACCGAGATAGCAATACGCTGTGGCTTGCTGATAAAGAAGGTCATGTGTTTCATAATTGTGGAGCTATGCGAATGTCAGTTACCAAACCAGACACCAGCGCTTGGACATACTGCGGTGGTTTCTACTGGTACGCAGAATAAAGGCGGACTATAAGAGGGAAGCACGATGAATTACGCAAAGTACATCTTAATCGCTGTGTCTGTGTTGGTTGCAGGCGCGGCACTGAACCAAGCTAAAGCTTCATATGATAGTCACAGCTCTGAGCAGGCAAGACAGGATAAGTCTGATAAGACAATCAGAATTGCACTGGCGAAATACGCACGTTGCGTAGAGCGTGATGGTAACGAGGCACGCTGTGCCTACCTTCTCGGTAGTTTTGTGATAAGTGAGAGTAAATAATGGCTATAAAGTACTTTTAAGTTTTGCATGATTATGTCCGTTCTGGTCACTCTGGCGGGCATGGCAGGGGAGGCGCACATAGATGCGCTGGCACAAGAGGCCTATGTGGAAGCTATCGACGACTGTGAGCACCACACAGACACACCGGAAGCATTCTACCAGTGCGTAGCAGAGATTAAGTGAGTAGCCTAGTGTGCCTTACGGGTACACTGTGAAATTCATTCAATCAACTAAAAGGTAAATAGCATGACTAACCAAGTAAACAACACTGTAGCTCATGAAGAAATCGACGCAGCAACCGCAACTCAACCCGTGCGTGATCTGGTAGCCGTAGAAATTCGTGCTCACCTTGACTCAATCGGTACTACTTACATCAAAGTAGGCGAATTGCTGAATGAAGCGCGTGCTGATTTTGAGAATCAGAAAGAATTCCTAGCGTGGGCTGATGCAGAATTCAGTATCAAGAAGGCACAATGCTACAATTTGATGAATGTATCGCGTGTGTTTGCAGACAACAAAGCATTTGAAGGCGTGGCAATGCGCGTAATGTTGGCGCTGGTTCCTTACGCTGACGATGCGGAGCTGATGACTAAGGCCGCAGAGCTGGCACAGGCTGGCGAGCTGGACACCGCAGCCGTCAACACGCTGACAGGTAAGCAGAAAGTGACACCACCTACCACACCGCAGAACACCGCCGCCGCAGGTATCGCGCAAGCCGCAGCAGCAGCCGCCAACGCAGCCGCACAGGAGAACAACGACGACACGCCACCGTTCAGCACAGACGATGGCACGCAGGCACCACAAACCACCCCAGCGGCTAACATTGTGCACGCTGCGGACGCTTCAACTAGCAATCAGGCGGTGACCTTAGCACCTGCCGACGAGCGCACCGCCGCACTACTGGCTACCATCAAGCAGTTGAACGACACGATTGCAGACATGCAAGCTAAGCTGAACGAACGTACAAGCGAGCGTGAGACACGTCGCAGCGCAGCGCCTATGCTCCCGCAGTTCAAATCTAAGTGCATGTATGCCCGTCTTGGCTTGAGCGCGGAAGATGCAGAGAAGAAAACAGCGGTAAACAAAGCTAAGCGTGAGCTTGTTAAGCTGGGTTACGGTGAAGGCCATGAAGCCTATGCCTTAATCGTGGAAGCTGTAGAGGCTTTAACTAAGTAACTTGTGGACATATCAGGGCTATTAGGTCATACTAGTAGCCCTTATTATGTTTTCCGGTAACCAAGAAGGTAACTAAGATGACCGATTTAACCGCAGTACAGATGCAATTAGAAGAAGAGATGTTTAATGGTGGCATTCGTCGCTTTGAGGCTGACAACATGCGCTCTATTACGTCTGGCAACGAAAGTGAAACCGCATGGAATCGCCGCTTGCTGTCTGAACTGATTGCACCTATGGCGGAAGGTATCCAAACGTACAAGGAGCATTACACAGGGCGTAAAGGTAAGCCCGTGCGTGCGCTGGCATTCTTGCAGTGTGTAGAGAATGAAGTTGCGGGATACATCACCATGAAAGTAGTCATGGACATGTTGAACACCGACGTCACCTTGCAGGCAGTAGCTATGACTATCGCAGAGCGCATCGAAGATCAAGTGCGCTTCTCTAAGCTGGAAGGTGTCGCCGCTAAGTATTTCGAGAAGGTAAAAGCCAGCTTACAGGCGTCACGCTCTAAGCAGTACCGCCACGGGCATAGAGTCATGGTGTCTGCGGAGAAGTCACTAACCGAGCGCGGCGAAGATGTGGAACGCTGGGAGGCGTGGCCTAAAGAGGTATGCTTGCAAATCGGTATGACCTTGCTTGATATCCTTGAAACTAGCGTGTTCTTTGAGGGTGAGCCTGTCTTCTTCCGTGCTATCCGTCAGAATGGCGTACGCTCCACATACTACTTACAGACTTCTGAGACTGTGGGTAATTGGATTAGTGAATTTAGGGAGCACGTTTCACAGTTAGCACCTGCCTACGCGCCTTGCGTAATCCCGCCGCGCCCTTGGAAGTCTCCTTTTAATGGTGGATTCCACTCGGAGAAGGTAGCAAGCCGTGTCCGTCTGGTTAAGGGTAAGCGTGAGCACGTCCGTAGACTGACACCTAAACAAATGCCTAACGTATACAAAGCCATCAATGCCTTGCAAGAAACGCAATGGCAAGTCAACACTGATGTATTGGCGGTGGCTGATGACGTTGTGCGCCTCAACTTAGGCTATGGTATGCCGTCTTTTAGTCCGCTAATTGACCGCGACAACAAGCCTAACAATCCTGTGCCTGTAGAATTCCAGCACCTGCGCGGGCGTGAGCTTAAGGAAATGCTCAATGATGACCAGTGGAGTACCTTTATTGCATGGAAAGGTGAGTGCGCACGCCTGTACACCGCAGAGACCAAGCGCGGGAGCAAGTCAGCAGCCGTTGTCCGTATGATTGGGCAAGCACGGAAGTACAGTAAGTTTGACGCCATCCACTTTGTCTATGCGATGGATAGCCGCAGCCGCGTATACGCACAGAGCAGCACGCTAAGCCCTCAATCCAACGACCTAGGCAAAGCCCTATTGAAGTTCGCGGAAGGCCGTAGCATTGCGACGGTGGAGGATTTACGCTGGTTTTGTGTGTGCGGTGCTAACTTGTGGGGCTGGGATAAGAAAATCTTTGATACCCGCGTGTCCAACGTGTTAGACGACGACTTCAAAGAGATGTGCCGTGACATCGCAGCCGACCCGTTGACATTCACACAGTGGGCTGGCGCTGACGAGCCATACCAGTTCTTAGCGTGGGCTATAGAGTACGCTAGTTACCTTGACCACGTAGAAGACGGGCGCTCTTCTGAGTTCCTTACGCACCTGCCAGTCCACCAAGACGGGTCATGCTCGGGGATTCAGCACTATAGCGCCATGCTACGAGATAAGGTCGGTGCGGCGGCGGTGAACCTGTCACCGAGCAACGAACCACAGGATATCTATGGACGTGTGGCGCAGGTAGTCATTGAGAAGAACACCGCCAACATGGACGCAAGGGAAGAAGATGTGTTCACCTCTGGTTCCCTTACGCTACAAGGCTCTGTGCTGCGTGCTATGGCATCGGCGTGGGATTGCATAGGGATTACCCGTAACTTGACCAAAAAGCCCGTGATGACGCTCCCATACGGCTCTACTCGCCTTACCTGCCGTGACGCCGTGGCGGATTACCTTGTAGGGCTTGAAGAATCCGAGGCTAAGAAAGCAGCAGCAGAGGGGCGTGGCATAAACGCCGTGCATCCATTCGGCAATGATGAAGGGCAGACGCGAGAAGGCTCCGCGCTAAACTACATGACGGCGCTTATCTGGCCTTCAATTTCCGAGGTAGTTAAGGCTCCGGTTGTTGCGATGAAGATGATTCGACAGCTTGCACGCTACGCCGCTAGGCGCAATGAAGGGCTGGAAGTTACGCTACCGACTGGCTTTATCCTGCAACAAAAGATAATGGCGACACAGGCGCTTGTGGTTAAAACTCAACTGATGGGGCGCATTGAGATGTCTTTGCAGGTTGAGACTGATATAGTGGATGAGGCGGCAATGATGGGCGCTGCGGCACCTAACTTTGTCCACGGTCACGACGCAAGCCACCTGATTAACACCGTGTGCGCCCTTGTCGATGCTGGAGTCAAATCGATTGCAGTCATTCACGACTCATTCGGCACACATGCACCTAAAACGGCCGTACTTCGCCACGCACTTAAATCTGAGTTCGTAGCCATGTATGCCGACACAAACGTGCTGGCGGCGCTGGTAGCGGAGCAAGAAGACCGCTGGTCGGTTGACACAGGGATTGAGGTGCCAGAGCAAGGGGACTTCGATGTGCGTGAGGTGATGAATAGCGAATACTGCTTCGCCTAAAGGGGGAGACGAATAAATACACAGGCCATCCTTCGGGGTGGCCTTTTTCATTTACGGGATGTCCAACGTGTTGGACACGGCAATTAGGGCGGACTATAGAACAAGCCCATCGAAGATGGAGAGTATAGGTCGTCCTAGGTAGTCATTATGTCTTACTAGGTTATACAGGTATCCTACCTTCTATTACTTCCTATTATATAGAAGGTGTATAACCTAGGCAGTCATTCCCTATAAGGGCGGACTATAGAATCACTAATCAAACTTATCTTAATAGAGGAAACACCATGCGTAACATTGAGAAGATGACCCGTACTAACAAGCAGGCTTTTGGTGAAGTAGAAGCACGCAAGGGCAGCAAGCGTAACAAAACTGTGCGCGGTGCATCCAACAAACGCAACTGGCAAGAAGAGGTATAACATGGCACGTACATACCGAATCAAGACAATGACCATGCAGAGCGGGCGTGTAGTCCACATCCCACAGTATAAGTGGCTGTGCTTCTGGATATCACTTAAGGAATACACCTTGTATGATGAGCACGTTATACAGTGCAAGGAGATGCGGGACGCTAAGGCCTACATCCAGTTCGATAAGGAACGCATCGCAAGAGACACCAAGAAAGACACAACATATACGGAGGTTCATTAATGGCTATTAAATGCATTGAAGCCTTAGCATGGGTATTAGGTTTTCTTGTTGGAGTTGCGGCTGTGCTGCTTATGCTGTACCTCATCGTTGTCGTATGCAAAGGGATTAAAGAATCATGGCTATCATAAACAACATACCATGCCCTGCTTGTCAGAAGAATGGGCATGATAAATCCGGCAATCACCTGATGATATTCGATGATGGGGCGGGCTACTGTAGTCGTGGTCACTTCCATGATGGTGGTAAGCCGTACTATCAATCACCAGAAGGTGGAATAGAGATAACAGAGCTACCTATCAACGGCACCATCAAATACACACCATCACAGCTCAAAGATCTGGTGAAGGAAGGGAAGCTAAGCGACCCTAAGTTACGTGCTATCGCCTTGGGCGGTATGCGTATGATAGACCGCTGGGAGGTCATGAATGAAGAAGAGAAGTGTGAAGTTAAGAACGAATGGCAGGCCGACGTTGAGTGGTTCGGAGACCTCAAGGTTAAGAACTTGGTTAGCCGACATATTCGTGGGGATATCGCCAAGCTTTACGAAGTCCGAGTTGGTCACGATGCGGAAGGTAAAGTGTCGCGGCACTACTATCCACGGCATGAAGGTGGTCAACTGGTCGGGGCTAAGTGCCGCACCTTGCCTAAAGATTTCAAGTTTGGACACCTAGGTAAACTGTTTGGTGACCAAGACCTTTTCGGTATGCATACCATGTCCAACGTGTTGGACAAGGGTAGACGCCGTGATGTCCTCTTGATTGTTGGAGGTGAGCTGGATGCACTGGCAGGGCAACAGATGTTGCTTGATTCCGCCAAGGGCAGTCAGTGGGAAGGGAAGCCATACCACGTCTGGTCAATCAACAAGGGCGAAGCTTGCCTACAAGAGATAGTGGCTAACCGTGAACACATCAACAAGTTCAAGAAGATAATCTGGGGCTTCGATGGTGATGCTGTAGGGATGAAGCTAAACCAGCAAGCAGCACGACTGTTCCCCGGTAAGTCTCACATACTTGAGTACCCTTCTGGTACAAAGGACGCCAACAAGGCACTTATGGCTGGCAAGTCACGGGAGTTCGTCGATGCATGGTTTAATGCCAAGTCATCAGAAGAGCTGTTCGGTAGCCAGATTAAATCTATCGGTGCCTTGCGTAAGGAATTGAAGGAGGCAATGCCAGAGACAGGGCTATCATGGCCTTGGCCTAAGCTGAACAAGATAACTCTGGGTATCCGTAAGCACCAGCTTATCATCGTAGGGGCAGGCTCTGGTGTAGGTAAGACTGAGTTCCTACGTGAAGTGGCGAAGCACCTCATCGAAGAGCATGGTGAGTCTGTCGGTGTCATCTCAACGGAAGACCCGTTCAAGAAGGTAAGCCGTGCATTCATTGGGAAGTGGATTGATAAGCGCATTGAGTTGCCGCCAACAAACGACCCAACTGATGACGGATACCGTGAAGTGTTCGACTACTCTAAGGAGGATGCAGATGCAGCAATCGATTATGTTGCTGATACTGGCAAGTTCTTTGTGGCTGACCTTGAAGGTGATTACTCGATGGAGAAGATCGAGCAAACCTGCCTTGAGTTCGAAGCGATGGGAATCCAGAACATCATCATTGATAACCTCACGGGAATTAAACTTGATGAGCGCCAGTTCGGAGGAAAAGTGGGTGCACTTGACGAGTGCGTTAAACGCATTGGTACTATCAAGGACAGGCACGCAGTTACCATCTTCCTTGTGTCTCACCTTACGCGAGTTGGTGGTCAACGTACAAGCCACGAAGAGGGTGGTGATGTTATCCTCTCCGATTTTAGAGGATCAGGTGCTATCGGATTCTGGGCGTCATATGCTCTGGGTATCGAGCGTAACACGCGAGCTGAGACCTTGGATGAGAGAACGACAACGTATATCAGTTGCGTTAAAGACCGAGATCAGGGAATTTATACAGGAACAAAGGTCATGCTTAAAGGGGAAATGTCAACCGGACGACTCAGAGAACCTCAAGCAAGAAATAAATCATTTGATACGGGAGCACCTAAAGAGCAATCAGTGCCAGACTTAGGGCGGACTATAGAACAAGCACCCGACGACGAAGAACAAGAGTTCTAGCGAGTGTTATTATCAGGTTGTCCAACATGTTGGACATCCTTATTAATACCATTCAATCAATAGAGGATTTAATATGTACAAGTTAAACTTAAAGACAGGTCAACGTGTTAAGAATATCCGTGTCAACTCATCACGCCTAGGGTGGCATGGTGTTGTCATGGCTGTACCTTCTGACAGTGAACGAATTGCAGTGCAATACGATAACGGTATTGTTCAGTATTACCTTAAGAAGATGGCGCATACAAGCCTTCGACCTGTTTATGGGAAGAGTCCAATTGCAGACTTGGACTACTCCGAGTTAGAGGCGCGTGTGGTAGCTCACGTAATCGACAAGCAGTACCACTTCGAGACCTTTCCATTAGCGTACCGTGATTGCGCCATGATGCCAATTGAGCATCGTGATAATGCGCTCAAGGCATTGCTGTCATTGGGTAACAAGGAGCTGGAGAAGCCGCGACGTACTCTGTCAAAGGTTCGCCGCAACGTAATCACTGGTATGACTCAGTGTCAGATGCAAGAGCATCATGGGTACGCCCGTGGCACCGCACAGTTCAACAGCCGTGCCGTAGGTACAACCACAGGCCAGGCCTTGCGTTGCATCAGTGAAGCCATGTTAAATCCGGGCATCAAGATTAATATCAAGGATGTTGACCATGCCATTAGCTCGGCGAGAAGTCGTAGTGGTGTAAATGAACATTTCCGTCAAATGGTCACCAGCCTCATCCATGCACACAACTTCAAAGGCTTTGACATCCAAAAAGATCACATCACCTTTAACCCAATCGTAACAGAAGAAACATATGTGGAGGTTCGTTAATGAAAGCACGTAAAATCAATCGCATCGCACGCCGTGTGCGTAAGCAGTATAATCGTGGCACGTACAAAGGGCGTATTGCTGTCTTGTCAACTAACATGTCAGGCGCTGTGTTTGTCACATACTCTGGGTCTATCCTTCAACCAACCAGTGACAATTGTAAGTGGGCATACAACACGAATGTGGCTGACCTAAATCCAAGACACAGGCATTGGCTGGATAGTTCTCACCATCTACCTGTGGTTGTGTCCTATGCATAAGCGTAAGCACAGCCTCAAGATGTTTGAAGGCCACGACGACCTACAAGCAGGAATTACTAATCAGGCCTTCTTGTTTGCGCAGCTCACCATGCAAGATGCCAAGGCCAACAGCCTTACCCGTGAGCAAATCATCAAGGAATCAACGGTCAAAACAGAGCGCTTGATTGACAAGATGACCATCAAGAAGTAAACAAGTCATGGCTTGTCCAACATGTTGGACAGGTCATTCTCATGTTTATTGAGGATTTAATTATGCCACATCACTACGATTCAGATTGGGACTACTATGATTCCCTTAAACCTAAACACCCACAGGAGGATGAGTGTGACGACGAAAATTAAGATATGCATCCTCTGTAAAGGGGAGTGGGATGGTGTTCGTTGCAAATGCGGCCATTACCGTGGGCGTAAACGTTCACCTTGGGAGGTATCAGATTCCGATGCAGCAAAGAACGCAAAGGCACGTGTAGCTGCAAGCTATCGCAGGGCGAGGGGCAAAAGATGACTACAATTGATTGGCGTAAAGAAGGGCAAGGACGTATCCTTGTGATGGATGCAGAGTCCAAAGGCTTGCTGCCAAAGATTCGACACAACAAAGGTAACCATGATGTACACATCTTGTGTGTCATGGACTTAATCACCACAGAAGAGTGGCTATTCTTCAACGCATACGATGACCGTGACCCAGAATCAAGAGCGCGTCTGGAAGAATGGGAAGGCCATCAAGATGGTACGCTGGAAGATGGCGTAAAGTTCCTGTATGGTGCTGACGCTATCGTGTCTCAGAACTTCCTAGGCTACGATGGTATGTTGCTGGAGAAGTCATTCCCTGATATCTGGAAGGGCTACAACTACACCCAGAAGCGAGGCAAGAAAGCGTTCCGTTCCGACATCGCACCACTCAAGGTAATGGATACGTTGGTTATGTCTCGGTTGCTTAACCCAGACAGACGGCTTCCACCGCAAGCCTACGCGAAGGGGTTGGGAAATGTAGGGCCGCACTCCATTGAGGCGCACGGTATCCGCATAGGCCGTTACAAGCCGGAGAATGAGGACTGGTCAAAACTGACAGACCACATGGTGCACCGTGTCCGTGAGGACGTGGCGATAGGCCGTGACATGTTCCTGTGGTTATTGAATGGCGAGTGGAAAGAGCACTTAGCCCGTGGCGTGAACAACAGGACGGCTCTGGGTATCACCACAGCGCTTCACATGGAATCCATCACGGCGCTGGAGATGTGCCGACAGGCAGAGCGTGGCTTCCGTTTAGATATCGACGCAGCGGTAGCCCTGTGCGACGAGCTGGACGAACAAATCGACGCCACTGTCGCTGGCTTCCGGCCTCACATGCCGATGCGTATCAAATCTAAACCTTTCAAACCTACGGAGAAACAAGAGTATGTCGATCAGGCAAACGCATTTAGCTTGGAACATAAAATTGGTGTTAGGCTTGCCGACGATGCCTTCCTTCATGCAGAGCGTCGTTCCGATCGTAAGACAGTGTGGTCGGTCACAACTAAATCAGGTGATTGGTCTGCCTCAGTTAAGAAAGACTTCCCTCACCTGCGGGGTAATCGTAACGACACACCAAGCGTCAAGCATATTGGCCCGTATACGCCTGTTACCTTCGAAGACATCCCGTTAGGTAACCGTGACACAGTTAAGCAGGTAATCTACCCTTACGGCTGGCGTGGTGTTGAATACAATGACACTGAGCAAGCACATATTGATGAGTATGGCGTGCCGCCTAAACCTTGGAGTGGTAAGATAAATGAAAAATCAATCAAGTTGTGGCAAGAACGTGCTGCCAGCATGGGTAAGTCAGTACCAGATTGGTGCTTGGGTATCGCATCATGGTATATACTCGTATCCCGGCGTGGACAAGTCCTCAACCGTGGTGACGTGGAAACGTTCCATGAGAAAGGGCACTGGCCTTCGCAGGCAGGTACTCGCAAATGTCGTGGCCTTGTCCCGGTTGCGTACAACAAAGACCTTGGCATAACAGCACAGGAGTTCTATGAAACCTACGGCAAATGGCCTACGTCAGACATCGATGATGGAGAATGGCGCGTTCCAGCTATTGCTATTAGCATTGGTACTTCTACGTTCCGTATGCGGCATCGTAATGTCGTTAACATTCCCGCTCGCGGCCTATATCCTCTACGTCACCTGTTCATAGCTGGCAAGCGTAAGATGATTCTTGGGTGCGATGGCGCTGGCCTTGAGCTACGCGTGCTGTCTCACTTCATGAATGACCCAGAGTACCAAGACATAGTGCTTAACGGTGACATCCACACATACAATCAACTAAAAGCAGGCCTACCGAAGCGAGACATGGCGAAGACATTCATCTACGCATTCTTGTACGGCTCTGGCATCGCCAACTTAGCGGCTGTGTGTGGTATCACAGAGGACGAGATGCGTGAAGTTGTGGCGCGCTTTGAAATAGAGCTGCCCGCCTTGGCAAGATTGCGTGAGAACGTCATCAAAGCTGGGAACAAATATGGCTACTTGCAGGCACCTGATGGTCATTGGGGACGAATCCGTATGGCTAACGGTGAGCTTAAAGAGCACACCATGCTTAACGTCTTATTGCAGATGACAGGGTCGCTTTGTATGAAGTACGCACTGGTCAAGGCCTTTGCAGTACTGCGCCGTGAAGGTGTTGCACTAGACGAAACTGGTAACCCTGCTGGTGTGGCTAACGTGCACGATGAAATACAGATGGAGGTAGATGCAGATGAGGTGTTGTACGTTCAGTATGACATCAAGGCTGCTGATTGGGATACCGAAGAGAAACGCCAACACGTAGACTCCGAAGGACGTATGTGGTCTGCCCCTGCCATCGTGGAAGGCAACAAGAAGGAGGATGAATACCTCAAGATTGAACGTCGTTACCACCGTGCTGGTCAAGTTATTGCAGAAGCTATGACATGGGCTGGCGAATACCTTAAAATGCGATGCAAGATGGAAGGGGAATATAAGATAGGAAAGTCTTGGGCTGAAACGCACTAATACTGGAGGGAAAATGCAAGAGTGGAAATCCATTACAAGCTATCCTAACTACGCCATAAGTAACATGGGTGAAGTTAAGAACATCAAAACTGGTAGAATCCTTAAGCACCTAATCTTGACGAAAGGATATCACGGTGTGCGGCTTTATCACGAAGGCAATGGCAAGACCCTCAAGGTTCACCGTCTGGTGGCCTTGGCCTTCATCCATAACCCTGATAATCTTCCACAAGTTAACCACCTTTGGGGAGATAAGGGAGACAATCGCCACACCCCTCTTGAGTGGTCAACAAATGCAGACAACATGGCTCACGCTATTGCCTCTGGTTTACAGACAGGCAAGAGTCAATTCAAACAAGTGTATAATGCTGATGATTTCAATAAGCTCAAATCAGAAGGCATTACTGTATCCGCTATCGCGCGCCTGTTCAACTGCAAGCATGATACCGTCTATCGTTTACTAAAGGGGACTCACTAAGTGATTAAATCGCATAAGTACCTTAAGACCAAAGATAACATGATTGGCATCGAAACCAAACTGTGGAACGATGGTCGATTCTCTGTCACTATCGAATGTCGCAGGGTTAATGGTATGATGTACCGACAGAGCTGGCAGCCTAGTGTTGCCATATCCGCAGAAGCGACCGATGAATTGAAGCTGGAGATGGTTACCAATATGGTGCACTATGTCCGTAAAGTTTACTCAGGTAAGGAGTTATAATGTCACGTAACTTATTAAAGAAAATGCACTGCATGGTCGAAGCTATGACTGGCGAAACCTTCTACATTGCAGGCGGTGCTGTTGTTGACTTCATGTATGGTGTCGTACCGAAAGATTACGATATGGTGCTGTGTAAACCTGATTGGAACGAAGCGGAGGCATTCGAGTACCTGAAAGACTTGTCAGACACCTTCGCAATGCTGGGCTGTTCTACCAAGATATACCAATCTTATGGCCTGAACCTAGGAGAAGAGGTTAATCCTACATCGTTCCAGTCTATGTTCCTAGGGTGCATGAAGGTAACCATGTCAAATTGTCATCTGGATATCCTCATCTCACGTGCACCAGCTATGACCGAACATGTATTGAAGCATGACTGCAACATGAACATGGTATGGTATAACGGACAGCGTATCTGCTGGGAGCATGGCGGTAACGAACCGAAGGTTAAGTCACTCATCTTTGCTGATGGTGTGGTTGAGTCTCGCAAGGAACGTATGTACGCTAAGTTTGGTAAGCTAACTAGCTTGTCTTGTGCATAACATCAATTAGGGCGGACTATAGAACAAAGGGCAGACATGTGTTTGCCCTTGATTGTATAGTTAATATAATTCAATAAAGGAGATAATATGTCTTTAATCACTATCACTGTGCGTCTGTCTCAAGCTCTGCGTGATTTCTCTGTTAAGTTACAGAAGAAGGCACTGACTGCCATTGAAGACCGCATTGCGGAAGTTCAGGATTTGCAGGTTGAGTGTGAAGCGCGCCGCAGTGCATTGATGCAGGGTTGCCACCAGAAGTATTACTCTGAGGCGGAAGCCATTGCAGTGGCACGTGCAGAAGCGCTGGCTGCTGTGCATCGTAAGTTTGACGCAAAGGTTATCAGTAACCACAATGCATTCACAGAAACCAAGCGTAGTGTCGCTTTGGTTGCTCAGTCTCACTCTGACGACCTCAAGCGTGAGCTGTGCATGATGAAACGTGAACGCGACCATCTGGTGAAGTAATATGAAATTCTACTCACCAGACCCACGCGACATGGAAAACTATCTGGCTCTGTATGGGTGGAACATCAAGCCAGCATGGAAGCCGACCTTTTAGTATTAATTAGTATTAAGGTCGGACTATAGAACAAAGGTTATCTTATGGTGACCTTGATTGTATAGTCAACAACACAGGAGATTTATTTAATATGGCTCGTAATTTTAACTTTGGTGCAGAAGTAGCGACAGGTGGCGGTGCGGTATTCAAGAACCCAGATGTGGGTGACCATGAATCAATCATCACTGCCATCGTGCATGTTGGTTCCTTCCAAGATCACTTTAAGAAAGGTGGCAAGGTTGACATCAAGAAGCCATGCAACTACGTTCTGGTTCGTGCTACCCTGATGGGGGACGAAGACCTGAATGAAGATGGTTCACGTATGGAACAGTGGACAGCCGTTGCATTGAAGAATGGCGACAAGGCGACACTGACCAAGCTGCTGAATGCAGTTGACCCGAAAGAAGAGATGGATGGATTCGACTCATTCATCATGGCACCTTTCACTGTTAGCATGGTCGGCGATGAGAAGGGTGGCAAGAATGAAGATGGCACCTTCAAGTACGTTAACTGGAAAGGTTTCTCTGGTTGCCCCGCTAAGCTGGCTAAACTGGTGCTGGCTCAGGTTGAAGAAGAAGGCATCACTGCCATCGGTCACATCACCTTTGACCAGATCACTAAAGATGTTCTGGATGCAATCCCAGCGCACATGGTTCGTCAGTATTTCCTGAATGAAACCCAGAATGGCAAGAACCTGTCTGTAGAAGGCAGCGCTGTTGCTGACATCATTGCCGCAGCACGTGAAGCCGATGCGGAGTGGAAGAAGCGTAAGGTACAGGAAGGTGATGCCACCCCTGAACGTCAACGCCCGCTGGACACTGGCGCACAGGTTCCATCCTCTGTACCAGAAGCTGAAAACGTGGCGACTCCAGAAATGGACGACGAGCAGGAATACTGATATGAAAGTTCAATCGGTAACCATCATCTTCCAGCACGGCAAAGGCCCGGCTGGTAACCTTTCCAGTACGGTCACGTACGAGGAAGGCAACGGCTACGAAGACCTGCACTACATTGTGCGCGAAGGCCAACACGTAGTCAACTTCACCACGTCCACTGGACGACGTGAGGGGCGCTCTGTGCCTGCATTCGACGTGAAGCAGGTTAATACAGTCCTGTCGTGATTTACGCATCGGCTGTATTCGCATACCAGTGGCGAACATATCAAGCTGACCCGGCAACTGTGAGGGACTCACTCAATTAGGCGGACTTGTGCCGCCAATGCGTGCCTGTGAGCACGGCAATGCTTTACCTAGTGCAACCCAGAAGATTACCCATAGCACTTCAAGCTGCCTGTGAGGGACGCCCCAGAGCGCCTCAAGTCGGGTGGGGGTCTTCTTGATTTGCATTAAGTCCAACGTGTTGGACAACTGTGACCGCCCGGTTATTTAGGGCGGACTATAGAAGAGAGAAACTTTTCGGCAATCCTGCCAAGTTATTTATAAGGAGAACATTATGTTTAAAATTGAATCCATTTCTAACCGTGTTGTTAAAGCTGGCGCACTGGTAACTATCACTTCTTTCATCGTTGTTGACGCCTCTGGCGCTCTGGTCTCCGGCACCAAGTCTTATGACACAGAAGCAGAAGCTCAGGCGAAGATTGACAGCATGGGTAACCTGTCTGCTGGTCTGGAATTCGCACAAGCTGCCTTCCCAGATCTGGCTTCTAAGGCGCAGATTGGTAAAGCCAACGTGATCGCTCAGTATCTGGATTGGATTGCCGCTGGCAAGCCTGTGGCTTCCAATGCACCTGCTGCTGAACCGGATGTAGAGCCTGCGGTTGAAGAACCTGCTGCCGCTCTGGTTTCAGAAGAAGAAGAATTTTAATACTACCTGCCGATCGGCCCGCCAACCACACCCTGAAACGATGGGCGAGAGTTGAGGCCAACCATGCCCACCTAAGATAATCTTGGGTGGGTTATTTTCGTTAATAGTTATTGGAGAATAAATAATGCCGACTATTGAATCACGACTGCGTGTAACTACCGACACACAACAGTGTATATCTACGATGAACGACATCACTAAGGTGAGCATTTACCTTGATGGTGAGTTGTATCACGTGGAGTATTTTGAACACGACTGGCATGATCATTACGACCCGTCGCCATACTCTGTGGGCTGTGCGGCAGTTGGACGCTTCTTGAAGGAGTGGAAAACATGTCCAGAGTTAACTTCACTTTTGGAGCCGAAGTATCGGAAGATAATAACCTCATCCTGTGGCCAACTGACGGTGACAGAATCGCTCTAGTTGATGGCGATATGTTGCCATACATCATCGGCTATACCATCAATGAGATGAGTGCTGTCCGTGCTGCCACCCGTGTGAAGTCTGGGCAAGTTGAGCGGATTGAGGATACACCTGAGTGCAAGGATGCATGTGACCGACTGAATGCACTCTTGAATAGCTGGGTGTACAGTGCGGGTGCAGATGCGGCACGAACGTTCATGACCTCATCGGCGGATAACTTCCGTCTACGCTTGGCATTCTCGAAGCCATACAAGGGGACACGTAAGGCAGAGAAGCCGCCATTCTTCTATGAGATGCGTGACCACCTCATTAACGTACATGGTGCAATACTGGCACAAGGCGATGAGGCGGACGACTTGATGAGCATCGAGCAGTGGAATTCACACAATCTTTTCTTGAATGAAACAGGTGGAGAGTTCCGCATCGGTGGCCCTGAGCACCGCGCATTCTCAAACACTATCATCGTGTCTGCCGATAAAGACTTGATGATTGTACCGGGCTGGCACCTTATACCGGGTAATGATCCTGTGTGGGTAGACATCATGGGGCACCTTGAGCTTCGACTTAAACCTAATGGGCAAGTTAAAGACCTCAAAGGTTCCGGCCTCAAGTTCTTCTATGCTCAAATGATTGTAGGAGACACTGTCGATAACTACTCAGGCATTCCCGGCCGTGGTGCCAAGTTTGCCTTTGACCTGCTGGATGGTTGCAAGGAAGAGAAGGAATTATACATGGCTGTTCTCGGTGCGTATCGTGCCAAGTTCGGCAGTGGCGACGTGTTGTTGAAGAACCACCGTGGCACTCATAAAGTGGGTAAGGCATTTGACCTTATGCTGGAGAGTGGGCGACTGGCGCACATGGCACAATTCTCTGGTGACATCTGGCGTGAAGGTAAGAACCATGTAACGTGGGGAGATGATGACACATGGCAATCAAACTGAAAGCTAAAGAAGTTCCAGCATACAAGCTGGAGTTGATGGAGGCGCAGAAGAACCGCTGCCCTCTGTGTGGTGGTAGCCTTAAGGCGATCACACCTGCAAACCGAGTGTTAGACCACGACCACAGTAATGGCTTTTGCCGTGCTGTTGTTTGCCGTGGCTGCAACGGGGCAGAAGGTAAAGTCCTTTCCGTCATCTCAGGGTACGGCAAGGCTGATGAGCATTATCAATCTCTTCTGGTGTCAAACCGCAAGGCTAAGGAAGAACGCAAGCTCCGTGCTCCTAACCGCTATGAGGATCTGGCTACTGTACCATTGCCTAAGTCGTCTAATCATAGCATTCTGGTAATCCCTGACACTCATGCACCTTATGAGCATCAAGATGCGCTGGAGTTCTTGGCTGCTGTTGCTGCTAAGTTTCGTCCAGACACCGTGGTGCATCTTGGCGATGAAGCAGATAAGCACGCCATGAGCTTCCATAACTCCGACCCTAACTTGGATTCGGCTGGGATGGAGCTTGAGAAGGCACGCATCTTTATGGGCAAGTTGCACAAGATGTTCCCTGTCATGCGCCTGTGTCACTCTAACCACGGCTCGATGGCTTTCCGTAAGGCTAACGCACATGGCATCCCTGTCCAGTACCTGCGCACCTATCGTGAAGTCTTCTTCCCCGGTGGTGGCGGTGAGCGTTGGGAGTGGTTGCACACAATCATCCTTGACCTACCTAACGGTCAACAGGTGGCGTTCAAACACCAACCAGCTGGCGGTGTGCTGGGGGATGCAGCCCATGAGCGGATGAATGTTGTAGCAGGTCACCTTCACGGAAAGATGTCTATCGAGTTCGCAGCTAACAGCACCGAACAGTATTGGGGTGCGCAGGGCGGGTGCTTGATTGACAACGACTCATTGGCCTTCGCCTATGGGAAAGAATCCAAGTTCAAACCTGCGCTTGGTTGCATGGTGATTGTAGAGGGTGTACCTCAGATTATACCTATGCAAACTAATCAGGATGGGCGTTGGGTGGGTTACGTCTAAGGGCGGACTATAGAACAAAGGTCATCTTCGGGTGGCCTTGATTGTATAGTTAATTACTAAGGAGCGTATTATGCATAAAAGTTCTTGTAGCTACATGACATCCAACTGTGTAGATAAGTGTGACTGCAACCAAGGCAACCCAGATATCAATGTAGGGGATATTGTCCGTCGCGTACACAATTTAGGTTGCCCGGTGTGGGCGGAGTTCTTGTATAAAGACCAGCCGAAGGTGTTCAAGGTAACATCCAAAAGTGAAGGCGGTCGGTACGTCTCCATCAATGGGTATAGCCAAGGTTTCAACCGAGAGCCTTTCGAGATTAACTTCTTCGAAAAGTTTGAAGTGGAGCCAGTTCCACCGTGCCAAGCATGTTTGGAAAAGGATGATCGGTTTGGGCACACATGTGTACAGCCGTCCAACACGTTGGACAAGAAGCCAGAATACACTGGAGGCTCTGTGAACTACTATGGCGTGTTCGTAAGCAAGCCCACCAGTGGGGGTGAACCTTACCTTGCAGAGTGTAACGATATCATTGAATCGCTTGGTATGAACTTTGCAGAGGGCAACGCCTTAAAAGCGATTTGGCGTCGTGCTGCACATCGCACACTAGGAAAGAAGAAAGCAGGTGCCAGCGATGATGGATTATACGATGCGGAGAAGGTTGTGTTTTTCGGTCAGCGTCTTGTAGAACAAAGCAAGGTGAAGTAATGAATATCTTCGAGTTCTTTGGTCTAGATGAAGACCACCGCAACCACCCGGTTCAACTGGTGAAGCACCGTGATGAAGTCCCAGAAAGCAAGCTGACTTTCCCTGTGTACGCACAGATTAAGCGCGATGGTATCTTCGCTGCTGTATGTGTCACGCACGACACAGGCGTCAAAGGTCTGGATGGCTCCACGACTGTTGGTATCTTCGGTCGTACTGGTAAGAAACTGATGAATGTGGAAGTACTAGAGGAAGCATTCTCCACCTTCCCTGTTGGTGTCTACTTCGGTGAACTGCAATCTATGACGCTGGACATCTCACTTGAGATGTTATCTGGTGTGGTTAACCCTAATCGCACCGAGCCACTAAGCGACATAGGGCAGCAGTTGAAGGATGGACTGTACATCGACTTCTTCGACATGATGACAGTTCAAGGCTTCATTGAGGGCTATACCTCTGTGACCTTCACTAAGCGACACGCTGCACTTGAGCGCCGACTCAAAGGCCACCTTCATGGTTTCAATTCTGTGCTTCGAATCCACCAGTGCAATAGCGAAAACGAAGTACAATCCTTTGCCGACGAGCAAATCAAGCTGGGTCGTGAAGGTGCGGTGTTCAAGCAGGAAGTGGATTGGGAGGCAGGCCATAAAGGTTACCGCCAGACCAAGATCGTCCGCATGACCTCATTCGACCTTCGCTGCATCGGCTGGGAAGAGGGCAAAGGTAAATACAAGGGTAAGGTAGCCAACCTTATCTTCAAATGGAAAGGTGGCAAGACCGTAAAGGCTATGCTTGGTAAAGGATGGACGCATGATGATGCGGCTAAAATGTTTAACGATATCACAATGGGTGGCTCATTGAACGTCATTGGTAAAATCTTCTGTGTGAAAGCACTGCAAGAATCTTCTAAGGGCGTTTTACGACTGCCCAAAGTTGGCGAGCTTCGACATGATAAGGAGTTCGCTGACGTAGAATAGGAGACTAACTATGTCAATCAATGCGCAACATGCGGCACGAGCCGTAGAGACAGCAGGTGCTATCTTTGAGTACCTGTCTTGTGGTATGGACGTTCCAGTAAACTTACTGGCAGATGCCGAAGAGTATGGCCTTAGTGTTGAGGCCATCAAAGAACGTGTGGAGGAACTTTACGGTGACGAAGACGAAGCCTACTATTAACCAAGCAGGGATGGACATGCTGGAGAATATGATTCTCAAGCCAGCACCTGCAAAGCAGGGAAAGGGGCATGATGAGCTGGTGTGGGATGAAGCAAAGCGTTACATCCTAGCTTGCATCTACCAGCAATTTCAGGTGCAACAATGATTCTGCGTGAGGCCACATACTTCGATGTGCCTGAGCTGCTACGCTCTATGTCAGACTACATGGATTCAGAGGTTAAGCCACAAGGCCACCACTGTGACGAGTGGAGTCCTGAGCTGGCAGCACACAACCTGATGTGCTCCATCAAAAACCCAACAGAAACCGTCACATTGGCGATTGAGGATGGGAGACTGGTAGGGTACATATGGGCTGCTGCACACCAACTTGGGCCGTGGTCGCACACACTTGTTTCATCTGACTATCTCTTCTATGTACACCCTGACTATCGTGGCTCTCTTGCTGCGTATCGTCTAATGAAGGCATACAAACTGTGGGCTGTAGAGTTGGGGTGTAAAGAAGTACGGTTGTCTGTAGCATCAGGCATCCACCCAGAGCGTACAGGTAAACTCTATGAACGCATGGGCTTTACCTTGTTCGCCTTAACTTACAACTACGTCAACAGGAGTGAACATGGGAGCAATTAAAAAGGTAGTTAAGAAGGCAACTGGTGCCGTTAGTGGTGTTGTCAAAGGTGTGACTGGTATGCTTGGCCTTGGTGGTCAGGACATCAACATGCCTGAGATTAAGACACCAGCACAGCAGCTTGCCCGTGAGTCAGAGGTCGGCGCAGAAGATATTCAGTCTGGCGTTGATGATGAATCTGGGATTGCCGCTAAAGGCAAACGCGCACTTCTTCGCCCTGCATCTACATCTAGCTTAGGTGGGATGCGATGAAGATACCGGGGCGTAACCGTTCAAAGATTCCCAAACTCTGGGAGAAGCTGAGCCGGGAACGTAACGAGTTCTTAGACCGAGCCAAGCGCTATGCTATGCTGACACTGCCTTACCTTGTCGCGGACAAGGGAGAACAGAACGGCTCGCAGAATGGATGGCAAGGTGTAGGTGCACAATCTGTGAACCACTTGGCTAACAAGCTGGCGCAGGTAATGTTCCCCCCTCAACGTTCGTTCTTTCGTATTGACCTTACTACGAAAGGTGAAGCTGCCATAATGGAGGCTGGTTACAAGAAGACTGAGCTGGCTTCCTTGTTTGCAGTGGTAGAAGCTCAGGCCATGAAAGCACTTGATGCACGCCAGTTCCGCCCTTCTATGGTGGAGGCGTTCAAGCACCTGCTGGTTGCAGGGACTACAATGCTGTTCAAGCCTAAGACTGGCTCCATTCAGTCAGTGCCAATGCACCACTTTGTGATTGCACGGGACACCAATGGCGACCTGCTTGATATTATCTTGCTGCAAGAGAAAAGCCTGCGCACCTTTGACCCAGCCACCCGTGCTGCCATCGAGCAAGCCAAGGGTGGGCAGAAGTGCAAGGATGATGATGAAGTCAAGTTGTATACTCACGCCAAGCTGGATAAAGATGGCATGTGGGTAGTACGCCAATCTGCTGATGATATCCCTGTGGGTGAAGAATCCCGTGTGCTGTTCGAGCGTCTACCATTTATCGTGGTGACTTGGAAGCGTGCATACGGCGAGGCATACGGACGACCTCTGTGCGAGGACTACGCTGGCGACTTGTTCGTCGTGCAATTCTTGTCTGAGGCCATCGCCCGTGGTGCGGCACTCATGGCAGATATAAAATACCTGATTCGACCGGGCGCACAGACTGACATCGACCACTTTGTGCGGTCGGGAACTGGTGAGGTTATCACTGGTGTTGCTGATGATGTGCATATTGTACAGCTAGGCAAGTACGCAGACCTGACACCTATCGATGCAGTGCTGGAGAAGTACACACGCCGTCTGGGTATTGTCTTCATGATGGAGTCACTTGTTCGCCGTGATGCAGAACGTGTCACCGCAGTGGAGATTCAACGTGATGCACTGGAGCTTGAACAGAGCCTAGGTGGTGCGTACTCGTTGTTCGCTTCCACACTCCAATCACCTCTGGCTATGTGGGCGTTGCAGGAAACCAAATCAACCTTTACGAAGGATAAGTTTGACCCTGTGATTGTAACTGGTATTGAGGCGCTTGGTCGTATGGCTGAGCTGGACAAGCTGGCGCAGTTCTCCCAATTCATGGGCTTGCCACTAAACTGGCCCGAAGCGGCTCAGGAGTCTTTAGACTGGTTGCAGTATATCAATTGGGTGCGTGGTCAGATATCTGCCGAATTGCCATTCTTCAAATCAGAAGAACAGCTTGCACAAGATAGAGCGCAGGCGCAGAAACAACAGCAGAACATGATGCTGCAAGAGGGCATGGCTAAGGCTATGCCGCAAATGATGAAACAGGAGGGATAATGTCATTTTCATTCACTGAAACAACAACAACTCAACCTGCCGCAGAAGAAGAGACCACGGTAGGTGAACAGGAGAACACTGATGCTACTGCTGCTAACGATAGCAATGCTGGCGATTCTACCCAGCAAGAAAACTCACAAGAAGGTGACCCAGAAGGTGACCCAGAAGGTGACCCAGAGGGTGATGGGAAGCCAGACGCCGACCCTAATTCCGACCCCTCCAAGGAAGGTACGCAAGACAACGTTGAAGTAAGCTACCATTTCGGTGGTGAAGAAGTCAGCATTGAAGTTGACGCATCGCACCGTGAAGCCTTTGAAGCCAAAGGGCTGGACATCGACGCACTTGCGGCTGAGCTGTACCGTGCTGATGGCGACTTCACTTTGTCCGAAGAGTCGATGAACAAGTGCTATGAAGCCTTCGGTAAGTTCGCTATTGATGCCTTTATCCAAGGGCTGAAAGCACAAAACGAAGCCACCATCGCTGGGTGGAAGGCCGAAGTAGAAGCCGCAACCCGCGCGGACACTGAGCGATTCGAGACTCTTAGCAAAGAGATCGGCGGCGAGCAGGGATGGACTCAGTTGGAGGCGTTCGCACTTGAGACTTTGACTGATGAAGAGCTGGCTGCGTTCAACGAGGTGATGGCCTCTGGTAACATGTACCTGCAACAGTATGCCCTCAAAGATCTTGAGGCACGCCGCCACAGCGTACAGGGTGACACAGAAGTCAAGATGATTCAGGGCGACAACGTGTCACATGGCGATGCAGATTCTGGCCCTATGAATGCACGCGACTACATCATGGCTACCGCAGCGCTGGGGAGCAAATTCCCTAATGACAAAGCAGGGTATGCCCGTGCACAGGCAGCGTTAGACGCTCGTCGTCGTGCAGGACAAGCCGCTGGTCTTTAATTAGGGCGGACTATAGAAGGAAGAATGGCTTAGCTTGAAGCTCACAGCCGTTACAGGAGTTGCTTCCTTTACAATTCAAACACTTATAAGAAGGAGATTATTAATGTCTACGCCAAATAACCTAACCAATGTTGCCGTTTCCGCCTCTGGTGAGGTTGACAGCCTTCTCATTGAGAAGTTTAACGGTAAGGTTAACGAGCAGTACCTGAAAGGTGAGAATCTGCTGGGCTACTTCGACGTTCAGACTGTGACTGGTACGAACACCGTTAGCAACAAGTACATCGGTGAAACTGAGCTGCAAGTGTTGGCACCGGGTCAGTCACCTAATGCAACTGGTACTCAGACCGACAAGAACCAAGTGGTAATCGACACCACTGTTATTGCCCGTAACACCGTTGCTATGCTGCATGACGTTCAGGGTGACATTGATTCTGTTAAGCCTAAGCTGGCTATGAACCAGACCAAGCAATTGAAGCGCATGGAAGACGAAATGGTCGTCCAGCAGTTGCTGCTCGGTGGCATTGCAAACACCAAAGCCAAGCGAACCAACCCACGGGTTAAAGGTCATGGCTTCTCCATTAACGTTGAAGTTAACGAATCAACTGCACTGGAAAGCCCACAGTACCTGATGGCTGCCATAGAGTATGCACTGGAGCAACAACTGGAGCAAGAAGTAGACGTGTCTGATGTTGCAATCCTGATGCCTTGGTCACACTTCAACTGCCTGCGCGATGCAGATCGTATCGTTGACAAGACTTACACTATAAGCCAGTCCGGTGCAACTGTGAATGGTTTCGTTCTGTCTTCCTTCAACTGCCCTGTTATCCCTTCTAACCGTTTCCCTAAATTTGTATCAGGTCAAGCGCACCACTTACTGTCTAACGATGACAATGGTAACCGCTATGATGCAACCGCTGAAATGAACGGAGCCATCGCTGTCTTGTTCACAGCAGATGCGTTGCTTGTTGGTCGCACAATCGACGTTACAGGGGACATCTTCTGGGAGAAGAAAGAGAAGACTTACTACATCGACACCTATCTCGCAGAGGGTGCAATCCCAGATCGTTGGGAGGCCACCAGTGTTGTCACAACAAAGCGTGATACCTCTTCTGGTTCAGCATCCACTGATACAGCCGCAGACCATGCTGTAGTGGCTAAGCGTGCAAACCGCAAGGCTGTCATCACGCGTGGTGCCATCTCTACCACAGCACTTGGTGAAACCTCTGCTTTTGCTTCGGTAGGGGCTGGTGATCTGGTCTCTGCTGTTCAGGCAATCTTAGCTGCGCAGGTAAAGCCAACAGCTCTGCTGCCAACTGAGTAATTAACATGCCCTCTCCCTTCTTGGGGGAGGGTATTTTGTCTAAGGAGGCAACATGCCATTATATGATGTAAACCCCTCAGTCAGCGAGCTGATGCACGACGCTACGTTCGACATGATTAGCACCAAACTGGATGCTGTGAACCTCTGTATGCGTTCCATTGGTATTGCTGGTGTGGACTCAATGGACAGTGGAGACCTTGATGCAGAAGATGCAAGCAAGATTATCGATGTCGTGTCTACTCGCATACAGTACAACCGTGGCGGTGGCTGGTGGTTCAACCGTGAGCCTAACTGGAATATCACACCGGATACCAATGGTGAAGTGTCGCTGCCTAACAATACACTGTCTGTCTTGCAATGCTATGCATTTAATGACCGCAAGGTTCCTATGACCATACGTGCAGGCAAGCTGTACTCTACATGGAACCATACGTTTGATATGCGCTCACATGTAAACCGGGATGGCGCAATCCGACTGACGTTGGCTGTGATGTTGCCATTCGAGCACCTTCCACCTTCTGCCATGCAAGCAATTGCATATCAGTCGGCAGCGGAGTTTATCTCATCGAAAGGTGCAGACTCAACGAAGATGGCCACCAACATGCAGCTTGCACAGCAAGCCATTATGGACTTGCAGACAGAACAGTCTATGCAGAAGCGCACAAACATGTTCGTTCATAACCCAACACAACAGGCCTTTGGTATTGGTGCGGGTGGCTATAGCAACATGCCGGGGTTCCAGCATGGCCCGTATGACCAGTATCCAGCCTTTCCAATGAGAGGTGATTAATGGAGGTACAAGGTTCATATGGTAGGCTTATACATGGTATGTCTCAGCAGCCAGCGGCGGTTCGTTTAGATGGGCAGGTAACCTACCAACTGAACACTGTCCCTGATGTAGTTGATGGCGTACAGACAAGGCCGGGAACTGAGCACATCGCGGTGCTGTCTGACGGTTACCCAGCTATGACACACTTCCACCATTACCGCAGAGGTGATGACATTGAAGAGTACTTCATAACAACCAAACCAAACGAGCCCCCAGAGGTGTTCGACAAGGCAGGACGTAAGTGTGTTGTGTCGGTAGACCCTAGTGTAGAGCAGTATGTGCGCAATGCAGACCCGTACAAGAACATCCGTATGCTAACGGTTGCAGACTACACGTTCATTGTTAACAAAACCGTACCTGTTCGTGCAGCGCCTGACATGACACCCTCCGTTGGTGACACTGCGCTAGTGTTCTGTGCGTTTGGTCAGTATGGTGTGTCGTATAAAATCTTTATTGGTGGAGTGCAAGCGGCACTATATATGACACCTGATGGTAGCGATGCAGGTCATGTCGTCTATATAAAGACAGAGCACATCGCAAGAATATTGCATGAGCAGTTGCTTTTGTGGGAGGGCATAGGAGACTACACCACATCAAGGGATGGCACTACAATCACCATCAAGAAGAATGACGGAACAGAGATAGAGGTGACGACAGAGGACGGATCTAAGGGTAAGGACTTGGTTGCCATTAAGAACCGAACAACCTCAACCGACCTTCTTCCATCCCGTGCACCTTCTGGGTACAAGGTACAAATTAACCCTACGGGCAGTAAGCCTGAGTCGCGTTATTGGCTTGAGGCTGTTCCAAAAGAAGGTGGTAACCTTGTTGCGTGGCGTGAGTGCTTAGCTCCTGATTCCCTAGTGGGGTTTAACAAGAACACAATGCCACACATCTTGGTTCGTGATGACATTGTGGATGGTTTGGCTCACTTCCGCCTACGTCAAGGTGATTGGGTAGACCGTGATGTCGGCGACGACCTTACCAACCCATTCCCTTCCTTCCTTGACCAGACAATCGGTGGCCTGTTTATGGTTCAGAACAGACTGTGCTTCTCTAATGGCGAGGCTGTGGCTATGGCTCGTACCTCTCGCTTCTTTGAGTTCTTCCGCCCAACCGTGTTGTCTGCGCTGGCGACCGACCCAATTGACACTTACTCCGATGCGAGCGAGGTCTATGAGTTGACGGACTCTGTTTCTCTGGACGGCGATACCGTACTCTTCTCCCGTACAGCGCAATTCCTGCTACCGGGAGACAGGGCGTTAACCAAAGAGAACACAGTGATGCGACCTACGACGACATTCGAGTGTGCACCTAACGTACCTCCTGTAGCTACTGGTGATTCTGTTATGTTCGCATTTACAGAAGGCTCTTACTCAGGTGTGCGTGAGTTCTTCACTGACTCTACAACGGACACGAAGAAGGCACAGCCGACAACGTACCACGTAAATAAGTTGATTGAAGGTAACATCCGTGTGATGGAGGCCAGCTCTAACTTCAATCGCATGTTTGTCTTAACAGACAGACGACAGCACCGTGTTTACGTGTATGACTGGTTGTGGCAAGGGCAGGAGAAGGTACAATCTGCATGGCACATCTGGGAGTTCCCAGAGGGTAGTGTGGTTCACTCTATGTTCTATTCTATGGAAAGGGTGTATGTCATCATAACCAGACCTGATGGTATGTCATACCTTGAGGTTATGGAGATGGGCGACCCTTTATTGGGTGAAGATGATGACCAAAACAGACTAGATAGACGTGTGCCTGTGCGCTTCACTTATGATACCTTTGTAGGGGTTTGGTTATCAGACGAACTACCGTACAAACCGCGAACCGAGACAGTTGATGCGGTAATCGGGGTGGGTGGGCATGATGCGTATCGCGGTGGTTCCTTTCTCTTCTCGTACGATGCAGATGGAAACCGATTGTCTACCACGTTCGACTTAGGGGAAGAGAGTGGAGCTGTGACTTGTTGGGTTGGTGAGACTTATCCCGTTGAGTTAGAGCCATCTCAGGCTTTGATAAAGGACAGCAAGGGTAGGGTTTCTTATCTGGATGTACCAACTGTAGGTCAAGTGTGGCTTAACACAGACAAGGCACCGCCATTCTCTGTAGAGGTGACATACACCAAGACAGGTCGAAAGCGTGAGATTAGCCTATCGAACCGAGTAGGTGGTGCCATCACCAACACAGGTGGTCGTGTTGTGCCTCATGAGATGACGCACCGTGTGCCTTTGCGTGCCAAGAGCACAGATGTGACTTTCAGAATAAAGGTGCAATCCCCGCACACGTTCCAGTTACGTGATGTTGAATGGGATGGCTCATACAACCCACGGAGAAAGAGGATGTAATTATGGGAATAACGATGGGCGCATTGGGCACCGCAGGTGGTGCAATAGCGGGGTGGGGTAGTTCTGCTATGGCAGGCCTGTCCTCAATGGGTGGCTCTGCTATGGGGTGGCTAGGTGGCTCTACGGCATCTGGCATGTCCAACGCCGGGCTTCTTAGCATGGGTACTAGCCTGCTTGGGTCACTAAGCGGGAGCAGCACACAGCGAAATGAAGCTAAGGTAATGGAGCGAATGCAGGAGCTGGAGTGGCAGCAGCGGATGGCTGACACAAGAGGTAATTATAAGCAGATCGCAGAGACAGAGCGTGCAGTGAACCAAGAGTACCGTGAAGATTTGATGCAGAACCAGATCTCACTTGCACAGCAACAGGCGCAGGTTGAGCTTTTGGCTGGTGCATCTGGTACGGGTGGTGGTTCTGTTACTGCGATGATGACAGACCTAAGTGCAACCGCTGGTCGCAACCAATCTACATTAGTTCAGAACTTTGAGTATCAGCAACAATCTATTTCTAACCAACTCAGGGCGATACAGAGTGGTGGATCTGTGGAGAAGCGCTCCTTCTCTAAACCCTCAGCATTCAATACGCTAACAAGCGCGGTTGGTGCAGGTGTAGGTGGGTACATGTCAGGGGCTTCTATGGGTAAAGAGTTATCCACCGCATGGAAGGATTCACGCAGGACATCTAACATTAAACTTAACTAAGGAGGCATAATGGCTATTGAGCGCCAAGCTGTGCAGGGTTTAGCTCCTGTCCAGCGACTAGGTGGCCCACAGGCTTCTATGTTACAGTCTCGCTCATTCTCTGGTGGGCCTGATGTATCTACACAGCCTAGTCTGCTGGCTGATATCATGTCGGTGGTGGGCAACTCTGCCACCATCGCCACTAGTGTGATGAATAACATTGTCGAAGAAGACAAGGTGCGACAGTATGACCGCAACCTACAAGGGCTGATGCCAACAGAGGACGCGACCGTAGGTGGGCGTCGTGCTCACATGCTGGTTAGTATGCAGAACCGGGCTAATGAAGTGACCGTCAGATTAACAGACGACGCTAAGCGCTTCCAAGGAACTGACGAAGAGTGGGAAAACCACGTCATCCAGTCTCAGCGCACAGTGCGGGAAGAGATGGCGCTCAATTACCCAGAGCTGGCAGGTGATAAAGATACCGCCAAGATGGTCACTACCACATTCTTGGAGCAGCAGCCGAAGGTATTCGCAGCCCGTATGGGTTCAAAGTTGGCACTTGAGTCACAGAAGCGCACTGAGGCCATTCAGTCTCGCGTGCTGTCTATGACCGAGGGGTTACAAGGTGGCGCACTTGTTGGTATGTTGCACAACCTACAGCGCGACGCAATCTCAATGCAGATTACCAAGCCAGAGTTTGAAGAGCTGGTTGTAGGCATGGCGTTGGAACGTGCAGCCGCTGGTGACTCTAGCTTCATTGAGGCCACCAAAGGTATCAAGGATGGTAACGGTGTGTCCTTGTTTGCACGCAACGGGAAGCTGTTGACAGCAGAGATTCAGGCAGACCGTATGCACTCTTCTCTTAATCAGGTAGAATTGTTTGAGAAGAAGGACGGTGCTATGACTGCCTTGGCTGCTGGTGAGATCTCATGGGAAGAGTTCTTGCAGGTGGCGGACAACCAGAATGCGGCAACGGGTGGGACTGCTTGGTCTGACAGTGAGCTTATGACACTCAAAGCTAAGCGCTCCAAGGCTGCGGCGGAAGAGGCCAAGATGGAAGCCTTGCTTGCACGTGGTGAAGGTGCGTCACCGCTAGGGTTACAGGATGTGTCCGCAGAGGAACGCAAGGATTATGCAGAGGCTCTTCGTGCAACCTCCACCGAACTGGCACAGCGTGAGATTGACGCGACAGGTGCTACGGGTGAGGCAGCAGAGGCCATCCGTGGTAAATACGAACAGTTGCGCCTTATGAAGATGGGGCAGAACGTCATTCAAGACCCGGTAGCTAAAGAGCGATTCGATTCACTTATGATGATGTCTGCTGAGAACCTGCGTGACATGAACGAAGAGCCGGAGGCCATGCAGACATTGCTTCGCACCCGTGACTCTTTGCCTGTCAGTAGTCGCCGTGCTGTGCTTGGTGACAAAGAGTATGCCTTCACAGAGAACTATGACCGTGCACTGCGTATGGGCAGAACCTCTGGTCAGGCTATCGAGTTCGCACAGAATGCCTCAAGAGGTGAACGAATCCCTTCTGGTGTGTTGAAGGCGATGAATAAGGCTGTGGAGGATGTAGTCGGCGAAGTGGCTGGCGGTTCGTGGATGACTCGCGGTGACAACATGTCAGACTTAGGCCGAGACTTGATGCACCAAGAGGCACAGCAAATTGCCACTGCCATGAAGGTTGCAGGCCACAATGATGAGACAATCAAGCGAGATCTTCGTGAATTCTTGTCAGGTGAGTACACACAGCTTGCAGAAGGATTCTTCACTCAGGGTGTGTTGGTGAAAGGTGTGCAGAGTACGTCAGAGTTGGGTCGTGTAATGGGTATCAACCCTAATGATGCGGCGGCAGCGATGAGTCAATACATCACCAACAACGAGCAGGTATTGCTTGATAACGCAGTTGGCTACGAGCGCAAAGACCTATACTTCGATATTGACCAGAAGAAGGGTATGTTCGTAATCCGTGCAGGCTCAGCACGCACACCTGTGACGGTGGCGGCACCTCTTGACTCTATAGACGGCAATGCGCTACTTGAGCAGAAGCTGAACGAAGAGATCAAGGCGCGGGATGAGGCTAAGGCTGGCTTCGAGGCAGAGATGATGAGGCGTGGTAGCTGGGGCATGTCTCCCTCTACTGTCCGGCCTACCGCAGAACAGACTGTACCACCTACTGCGCAAGCTGTTGGTCGTCGTGGTATAGCTGATTTCTTGATGTCTCCAGCATTTGCAAGTGGACATAACCTACCCGGTAACTTCGAGTTTGCACACAGTAAGAAGAGTCAAGACTTCTACACGTACCTAGCCAAGCAGGAGAATTCTATCAATGCAGGATTCAACCGACAGGCTGGAACATACGAACCGTACGACTCTGATGACAAAACTCCGGGTGCAAACACTATAGGTTTCGGGCATAAGATAACGGAGGAAGAGAAGCGAAACGGGTATATTGTTATCGATGGTAACAAAGTCCCGTACAAACCGGGTGCCTCTAAGCTGACGGCTGACATGGCTATGAAGCTGTTGGAGCAGGATGCCAAAAATCACATACCGTCAACCTCTGGGTGGTCTGTGCCTTTCGATATGATGCACCCCGGAGTACAGCGCGGCCTGCAAGATTTAGGGTACAACCTAGGGAAGCAGGGTATATCGCGTGTACCTAAAGCTGACGCAGCATTCAAATCTGGTAACTTCACAGATGGCTTCATTTACATGTTAGGAACTGCATCAGAGAATGGAGGGCGCAGCACTGGCCTTCTGGCTCGTCGTGCTGAGTCATACAACATGGCGATAGAGGCTGCTGGTCTACCTAAGATTGAGAAAGTGGAAGCCAATGCTGACGGCTCGATGCGAGTTAAGTTCAATGGTAAGATGTCAGAGGCCTTCGTAGGTAAAGATATCTACGATAAGATTGGAGAGGATGGCTGGATGACAGTGTATCGCTCCAAGAAAGGCGCATTGCACCCACGCTCTAGGCCGGGTGTTATCAGTCTCAACTAGTGGTATACTCAAGGTCTGTCCAACACGTTGGACAAGCCTTTATGAATATCATTAACGTAGGAGGTTTTATGTCTGAGAATCAAAGTTGGGTGGGCGTAGCAACACGCAGCAGGCCACCTACGCATGGTGATGTGCGACGTGCAAACCGTGCAATGGAAGAGCAGCGCAAAGATGATAAAGTCTTTAGCACAGCCATCGATAACGAGTGGGTGTTGTATGGTGGACAACGTGCCTATGAACGGTCTGCGGAAGAGTTTACACCTGTTGATGGCTACCAAGTGCCAGATGAAACAAAGCGTGAGTTGTCCCGTGAGTATGGCTTCGAGCGCTCTCGTGACTTACTGCAAGGCGTCAATTCACCGGAAGACTTACAGCACCGGATGATGTATGCCAATCAGGACAAGGAGAGAAACGAGATACTTGCACGTAATGGTTTCTCTGGCTTCGCAGCACAGATGGCAGCTAGTGTGCTTGACCCTGTTGGCTGGGCGGCTTCATTGGTGGCTGCGCCTGTTGCTGGTGCCATCAAGGCAGGTCGTATCGGTCACGTAATGAAGACCGCTGCTGTGGCTGGGGCGGAGAATGCCGCGATTGAGGCAATGTTGGTTCAAGGTGACACACATCGTGACACTGACAACGTATTGCTAGCTGCTGGGTTCGGCATGGTGATGGGTGGCACAATCGGCATGGCTACCCGCAACCGTATCGGAGCCAGAGGTGACGCTGTTGAACCGCAGGCCAGCCCTGAGATTAACTCAGTTATATCTGGTGCTGACGAGTTCGACCTGTCTGCTTCCAAGGCTGTGCGTGAGGCGATGGAGTACGATGCATATATGGCAATGCGTAACCATGAGCCGCTACGTGCAAACGCTGTGGACAACGAAATGTCTGTATTCTTGCACACTGAGCGACTACAGGCCGACGCCAAGGTGCGCATGTCTGCCAAGGAAAAGGGCGGACTAAAGAAGGAGATGCGCCAGATTGAGGCAGAAATTGCCGATATGGGTGGGCGTAAGGTTGACGAGATGGCAGCGGCTGCCGCTGCTGTCGGTGTGCCAAAAGGTAAGGGAGAACGCTTAGACCTTGACGTCAAACGGGCAGCACTGGCACGCCGATATGACGAGCCTATCGCAGACCTTACCACAAGACTGGAAGCACTCAAGGCCAAACTTGCCAGAGTGGAAGGGGCTGATGCAGCCCGTGCAGAGGTTAAGCGTTTCTCGTCCCTGACACCAGAGCAGAAGATAGCAGAGCTTGGTTTGGATATCGCACCACGAAAGGTAGACATCACATCTGCTGTGAAGGAAGCCGTTGCAGCAGTGAAGGCAGAGCGTAAGACTACTCCAACAGCAGCCCACGCAGAGGCAAAGGCCGAAGCAGAGGCGGCAGCTAAACCTAAAGACGATTCAGTAGGTGCAGCTCGTGTGAAGGATTCAGAGATTGAGGGTGAGCAATTCGACCTGACAGCCAATATGGAAGAGCTGATGGACACACTGGCGCGTGAGGCGTATACCTCAAACGTCAAGCCTGTGAGCACATTCGGCCTTGGTTCCGTATCGTCTGTCATCCTACGGTCAGAGAATCCAGTCAATCGTGGCTTAGGATTACGTCTACTTGAGAATGCGCAGGGCGGTGCATACCAAGGTAAGACCGCTTCTATACTGTCTAACGTTTATGGAAACCTAATCCGTTCAGCGGAGAAGAACCGTTACAATGATGGCTTCCAGCAATTCATCAAAGACAACAACATGCGCATGACCGACTTCCTAAACCCAGCCGTGACCCGTGACTTCAACAATCAGGTGTACACCGCTATCGTCAACAAAATCCCAGATAGTACTCCACCGGGCGTCAAGTTGGCAGCAGAAGGCGTAGCTGAGAAGTTGAAGGTCGCGCTTGAGCTTCGTAAGTCTGCTGGTGAAAGGGGCTTCGAGGATGTGACATCCTCTGTTGACTACATGCCTGTCGTATACGATGGCATACGTGTGACAGAGGCTGTCAACAAGTTGGGCGGAAGTGAGGGTGTTATCGGTGTGCTATCCAAGGGGTATCAGACCGGGAAGTATAAGCTTGGCAAGAAGGCGGCAGATGCACTGGCTAAGGTTCAGTATATCCGTGCGTCAGATTCCACCCTGTCTGGTCGTGTGTCCTTTGACCGTGTTGTGTCCCAACAGCAACAGGTGCAGCTTATCGATGACCTGAAAGCCGCTGGCGTACCGGATAACATCATCGACAACTTCGTCGAAGGGGTTGACCTCAAAGACATGGCTGAGTCGGTATCCAACCGCGCTAAGGCATCGATGGGTATCAACACGCAGGCTGAGCTTCACGGTGTCCGTGTTCAGGACTTGCTCAACACAAACGTTGGCGAGCTGGTGGAGAACTACGGCAAAGAGGCCGCAGGCGGCGCAGCACTGGCACGCATGGGTTTCCCTACCCGTCAGTCTGTCTATGACGCAATCGACGCAGCAGAGCGTGCAGGGCGCAACATGGCAGGCAATGATGCACGCAAGATTACCAATCTGCGCGGAGAGGCCGAAATGCTACGTGATTCTGTCAAGATGATGTACGGCAACACGATAGATGCAGACCCTAACTCTGGCATCGTCAAAGGTACACGACGAGTCCGTGAAGTCACCGGGCTGTTACGCTTGGGGCAAATGGGGTTCGCTCAGATACCTGAGATGGCACGCGCAATCACAAAGATGGGATTGGGTACAGTACTTAGTTCTGTGCCAGCCACGCGATTCCTACGCAGCAGAAAGGCCCGTGTGGGCGATAGTGCCGCTGGGGAATTGCTTGAGCCAGAGCTGAGGGAGATGGAGGAACTGGTGGGCTACATTGGTGAGGACAACTGGCTGTCTGGCTGGAACGTCCGTCACGATGAGTTCGGAGAGAGCGCCGATAACCTCAACAAGCTGTCAGGAATCATAGATAACGGCCTTGCGATGGGTAGCCGAGTAAACCTATGGCTGTCAGGGTTCAAGGCCATACAGGGCGGCTCTGAGAAGATTGTCGCACGCTCAATTAACAAGCGCCTGAAAGAGCACCTATCTGGTGGTCGAAAGCTACCAAAGCGTGACCTTGACGAGATTGGCTTGAGCGAGGATGTGATGAAGCGACTACAACGCCATTTCGACGATAATCCAGCCTACGCTGACTACAATGGCTCGCAGGTTCGTATGATGAACTTCGACGCTATGGAGCCAGACCTACGGGAGACTGTAGGTATAGCTGTGCGTCGTATGGGTGGTCGTATCATTCAGCGTAACTTCATCGGTGACGAAGGTGTGTGGATGAACAAGTGGTGGGGCAAGGCCTTGACACAGTTCAAGTCATTCTCCATTGTCTCTATTGAGAAGCAGATGATACATGACTTACGTGGAGATAAGGTACAGGCGGCACAGATTCTTGCTTGGTCGTCACTCCTTGGCTTTGCATCCTACTCTACACAGATGCAGATGCAGGCAATAGGGAGGGCTGACCGTGACAAGTTCCTTGATGACAAGTTTTCAAGTCACAACATGGCTATGGGTGTGTTCAACAAGTTGCCGCAGGTTGCAGGTTTAGGTCTTGGAGGTGATGCACTAGCCTCCTTCGGCCTCATGCCTGATTCATTGATGCAATCTCCGGGACGTATGGGCTTCCAGCAACAAGGCTTCGGCGAGCTTGTGGCAGGTGCTGGCGTAGTAGGTGATGCATTCGACTTCTCCCGCACACTAACTAAGTACGCGATGGGCGACGATGATGTATCAACCCGTCAATTGGTGGATAAGGTTCGTCGTCTTGTCCCACTGGCAAACACGATTGGAATAGGTCAGATGACTAAAGCCAGCGTTGATTTATTGGAGGACTAATGAGTTTTACGTTTACGGAACACAGAACCGATGGCGTAACGACCACCTTCCCTTTCCGGTTCGCCGGGAAGGACAAGGGGTACTTGCGTTCTTCCGACATTGCAGTCTATTTGAAACTGAATGGCGAATGGACGGAGGCCTTAAATTGGGCGCTAACTGGTACTAATCAGATAACATTCAGCACAGCCCCTGCCGCATCTGCCAGCGTCAACTTGCAGATTCGACGTGTAGTACCTAAGATCGACCCGTATGCCGAGTTCGCCCGTGGCCCTGCACTGGATATGCGTAGTTTGAACTATGCCTTTGTCCAGAACCTGCAAGTGACACAAGAGCTGATGGATGGCTTCTTGCCTGATGGGTTCTTCTTCAAAGGGGAAGTTAGCTTCGGTGGCAACAAGGTTACCAACATTGCACCGGGGACAGAGCTTGGCGATGCGGTAGAGTACAGTCAGCTTATGGAGCAGGCCGAATGGAACCGCCGCCAAGACATCCAGATTGAAGGCTTGAAGTCCAGCCTAGGTAGTGATGTGGCGCACAGGACAATCCCTTGGTACACAACAGCGAGTGAGGGTCAGACTAAACTAGAACCACCATTCACCTTCTCTTCTGCACTTGTCTTTGTTAACGGACTTATGCAATATGAGCTGGATGGTGCATTCTCTATAGCGGACAGCAAGATTACAATGGCTGAGCCACTTACGCTGGGCGACAAAGTCCTTGTCCTCATTGGTAGCCGAATTGCAACCACAGAAGTGGGTGTTGCTGAGGTTAACATTGATGTTGCGGAAGGAACTACAGTGGTAAATCTGAACATAGACTTCGGATTGGTAACCGTCTTCCTTGATGGGCTAAAGCAACCAACATCAGCCTATACGATAGAAGGTCGTACCTTACGATTCAAAGAGCCACTGCCTGAGTGTAAGCTGTCAGCTCTGGCAGTGGCAGCAGCAAGGGGAGGAAACCTGTGATTGATTCTGAGCTGATTGGTACTGCAATGAAAGCCGCACCGCCTGTACTGGTTTCGAGTGGGTATTTTCTTGGTATCAGTTGGGAACAATGGGTGCTTATTGCCACCTTTATCTACACTCTATTGCAGATTGGTGATTGGGTGGCGGCTAAAATCAAACTATGGAGGGGCAAGAAGTGAGTGTACATAACAAGAATGCAGCCACAGAAGATGCGGTAGGGACACTACATAACGCAATCACCAGACTGTTCAACATGAAAGCCGACGCACTGCTTAAGGAAATCGAAGCAGACCCGGAGGTTGCCATGCATTTGGTGCAGGGTAAAGATATCGGCGCGATGTGTAAGTGGGTACTGGATAACGGAATCACTGCCATCCCTGCCGCTCAAGAGGGCGACTCTGACCTCAAGAAGAAGCTGGATAAGATACGTGCCGCATCACAGGGCAAGGTTATCCAGTTCGCTAAGGAGGCCTAATGGCTAGAGCTAGGGAGTCGCAAGCCGAAGCCTTAGCCCGCTGGGAAGCCTTGGAGGTAATGCAGGAGACATTCCCGTATACTGTCCAAGGCCTACTATCATTCGCTCAGGTGGTTATCAACACGTTAATCACTGGTAACCCAGACTTGAACCGGGTACAGGCAGACATACTTAAGTTCCTGTTTGCAGGTTCAAAGTATCGAATGGTAGAGGCACAGCGTGGTCAGGCAAAGACAACCATTGCAGCTATCTATGCAGTGTTCCGTATCATCCACGAACCGCACAAGCGTATCATGATTGTCTCACAGACAGCCAAGCGTGCAGAGGAAATCGCTGGGTGGGTTATCAAAATCTTCCGTGGCTTAGACTTCTTGGGGTTTATGCTACCAGATATATACGCAGGCGACAAAGCTAGTATCAAGGGCTTCGAGGTTCACTACACGTTACGTGGCTCGGATAAGTCCCCGTCTGTTGCTTGCTACTCAATCGAAGCTGGTATGCAGGGTGCGCGTGCCGATATCATCTTGGCGGATGACGTCGAATCCTTACAAAACAGCCGTACAGCACAAGGCCGTGCGTTGCTTGAGGACTTGACCAAGGAGTTCGAATCCATAAACCAGTTTGGTGACATCATCTACCTTGGTACACCGCAGAGCGTAAACTCAATCTACAACAACTTACCAGCACGTGGATACCAGATTCGCATCTGGCCCGGTCGTTACCCTACTCTGGAGCAGGAGGCTTGCTACGGCGATTTCTTGGCACCCATGATTCGTCAGGATATGACCGACGACCCTGGCCTGCGCTCCGGTTACGGTATGGATGGCACGCAAGGTGCACCCACTTGTCCTGAGATGTACGATGACGAGAAGTTGATTGAGAAGGAAATATCACAGGGTACGGCTAAGTTCCAGTTGCAGTTCATGCTAAACACACGACTGATGGATGCCGACCGTTACCCGTTACGTCTTAACCAGCTAATCATGATGTCCTTTGGGACGGATGCTCTGCCGGAAATGCCTACGTGGTCTAACGACTCCATGAACCTGATTGGTGATGCACCACGTTTCGGAAACAAGCCCACGGACTACCTTTACCGCCCGGTTCCACGTCCATACGAGTGGAAGCCAATTCAGCGACGGGTTATGTACATCGACCCCGCAGGTGGCGGTAAGAATGGCGATGAAACGGGCGTGGCGATTGTCTTCCTGCTAGGAACCTACTTGTACGTCTATGACGTATTCGGAGTTCCGGGTGGCTATTCTGAGGCCTCTCTGTCGAAGATTGTCCGTGCTGCGAAACAGGCTGAGGTCAAGGAGGTCTTCATTGAGAAGAACTTCGGTCATGGTGCGTTCGAGGCTGTAATCAAGCCGTACTTTGAGCGGGAATGGCCCGCAGAGCTTCTGGAGGACTACGCACACGGGCAGAAGGAGTCACGCATCATTGAGACGCTTGAACCACTCCTGACGGCGCACAGGCTCATATTCAACGCAGAGCTAATCAAGAAGGACATCGACAGCATCCAGAGGTATCCGCTTGAAATCAGGATGTCGTACAGTCTGTTCGCTCAGTTGTCTAACATCACCCTTGAGAAAGGATGCCTAAGACACGATGACCGATTAGACGCCCTGTACGGCGCTGTGAGGCAGTTGACGTCACAGATAGACTACGACGAGGTGAGTCGATTAAATCGGCTGAGAAGTCAGGAGATGCGCGATTATCTGGACATGATGAACGACCCACGGAAACGCAGGGAATTCTTCACAGGGCAAGACCACGGCGCGAGTCGAACCGGGCACAATATGTCGGTCAATTCGGCGCAACGGGTGTTCAATCCGGGCAGGGTTAACTCACGCCCCACAAACACATTAAATGCAAGGATTTCAAGAGGTTACTAATTAGGGCGGACTATAGAAGGTCGCCCCTTGTATTACGGGTTATTTAGGTAGTCTTAGGTAGGCATAATGTCTGCCCTAGGTAACTAGGTATTCCCTATGGGGAGGGACTACAGTCCCGACCTTACCTCTTTCTTTCCTTCTTTATATCCTTAAGGAGAAACAAATATGGCTAATACTTATAAAGATAAAGGACTGACAGGTAAATCTGGTCGCAAGGTAATTGAAACCATTGCACTGCCACGATTGGCTGTTGTTCTTGACGAAACCACCGCAGTCAAGGTAGCAGGTCACCCGATAAATGATGCGACCAAATCCGGCAAGCAGGAGGGAGCACTTGTCGTATCCAAAAGCTCAGCGGGTATCTTGAGCCTTGCAATCGCATCAGGTTCAGCACCTAAAGCTGCATGGAAGTATGACATTACCGAAGCAGACCTTTCAGTAATCACACCAGCATAAGGAGTCGCAATGTCTACATATAAAGATTCTGTAACAGGGAAAGGTTTTATCCCTAAGCAAGTTGACCCATTCGTAACGGCAGTTGCATTGCCATTCGCACCTGCTGGTTCTTTGGGTAACAAAAACCACCCTATCAACATCGAAGAGCTTTCAGGTAAGCAGGAAGGCGCTATGGTGTTGTCAGAAGGAAGCGGTGTGTACTACCTACACATTGCGCGTGGAAACCAAATGACGTCCCCTTGGGATACCCACAAGTTCGGTGGTTCAGATTTCACACCAGTAGCATAATAAGGAGGTAACATGGCTAATTATGGTGACGCAGGTACAGTAACAGGCAAAGTGTTTGTAGCCAAAGTAAAGCAGGGTTACGCGACAGATACACCAATTCCGGTGATTGAAGAAGCAGACCTTAAGAAGTTGTCTCACCCCGTAAACATCACACTACAATCTGGCAAGCAATTGGGTGCTCTGGTTATTGCCAAGTTGACGTCAGGTGGTTTTGCTCTGTGTATGGCTACTGGTAGTCTCCCGGATTCCCCTTGGAAAACCATGACACTAAATACGGATCTCACACCAGCGTAATAGGAGGTATCATGCGTAAGATTATACTCGCATTGGCCCTTTGCTTCTCACTGTCAGGTTGTATTGTAATCTACGACAGCGAGAATGTAGAGGTAACAACTGATCAGCAGTACAAAATCGGCCTGTAAGGAGGATATATATGAACAAGTATTTCAAGCGTAAAGAGTTCGCATGTAAGTGCGGCTGTGGTAGCGCCACCGTTGACGCTCAGTTGCTGGAAATCATCACTGATGTCCGTGAGCATTTCGGAAAGCCAACCTCTATCACATCGGGGCATCGATGCTATTCGCACAACTCGAAAGTTGGCGGTGCTAAGAATTCCGTTCACCTGACCGGGCGTGCCGCAGATATCAAAGTGTCTGGTGTTTCCCCAAGCGAAGTCCATTCGTACCTCATCAAGAAGTACCCGGACACCCTCGGCATCGGAAAGTATGCCAACTTCACCCACGTGGACACCCGCGATGGCAAATCCCGCTGGAATGGATAGGAGATAAAAATGAAAGTATTGAAGAGCAAGAAAGTGATCGCTGCACTGGTAACCTTGGGTGCTGCCATTATCGGCGCTCAGTTTGGTGTAGATGTTAGTGTGATTGTTGGGCCACTGACTGAAATCATCTCAGGTATCGTACCATAAACGTACATTCCCTTCTGTGTCAGTGCCTTACGAATTAGGGCGGACTATAGAAGGGAGAAACGCATTGCTCACACTCTGAGCGTGCAGAAAGACCAAGGTAGTCGATGCGAAGCATCGGCTCTTTCGCGTCTTTTCTCAAGGGTTACCACAGTGGTAGCCTTTAAGAAAGGAGGTAACATGGTTCAACGTCTAGGCTCTAGCCTAATTTCACACAAAGGACGTATTCTGTCCAACCTAGTTGACATGTCTCCCACTATTAGTGTGGGTGATGCTAAGCGTCTTACACCGAATGAGGGTGACAAGATTCTGCTTAACGGTTTGCAGTATTCGTTTAACCCTAACCTCGGTCTAGTTGATAACCCTAACTCACCAAACATTACTACGGATGACGAGATTCACATTCTGGTAAACTCTGGTGGACATTGGGTGTTTGATGACTATGACAAGCTGGCGAAGATGGAGTCGCGCAACTATGCTAAGTACCTTGGCAAACTGCGTACCCGTCAGAACATTAAGTTTGCCACCTTTGGTGATAGTATTACATGGGGTTATGGTATCGGCGGTGTCCGATTTGATAAACCCTGGCCGACCCATATGGTAGAAGAGTTGACTAGTACTAACCGTCAAACCTTCACAGTTGACAACTTTGCCATCCCGTCTGACCGTGCTGTGACTCAATATGAGCGCACCATGTCACAGGCATCTGATGCTGACATCTGCACCATCATGCTTGGCGTGAATGATGCTAAGTTCGCATCGGACAATGGTAACGACATCACTGCCATCAATGGTAATTCACTCTACGGCATCGAAAACTATGCGCTGATTATGCGTAAGTTCATTGCACGTGAGATTCTACGTGGACGATGCGTAGTTGTGCTTGGAACCACACCGTATGTTAGCGGTGCCACCACAGATGAGATGGGTAACATGGCAGAGCCGTGGGTTGCTCGTTCGTATGACTCTACAGCTAAGTCTGTAGCAGAAGAGTTCGGTTGTGCATTCATCGATACCAAGCGTGACATTATGTTGCACTTCGGTATTAGTGAGTCGATGCACGATGGCATACACCCAAAGGAGGACTTTGTTCCTGTACTTGGTAAGCGTTTCGCTGCTGTGTTTGCTAATCAGGACTACAAGAACCCATACGTGCTGACACCCGGCTCGGTAATGTTACCGAACTGGTTGATGTTCCCTATCTCATCTAACAGACCACTCAAGTTGAGTGAGTTGAAGAACGGTAGTTCGCCTCCGTTCGGTGGTGCCGCTGATGACCCTGATGCTATTGGCATCAAGCTACCACAAGATGCGTTAGGTGGTAAGGTGACATTCGCCTTCTATCTAGATACAGACAGTCTGGTTCTGTTCCCTAGCATTAACTCGGCTGGTGGTCAGTACAGCTTCGGTCTGATTGCAGATGGCGGAGCCAAGCAACCTGCGTATACTTCTACGTTCCTGTCTCTTCTGCCAGATCGCCAGTACATTTCCTCTGGTCGCTCCGTCATTGGCTCAGGGAAGAAGAACCGGAGAACTGAAAGCTACTCTCAGATCTACACTGCGTGCTACATGCACTACACAACTCGCGGATGGCACACCTTGTCATTCAACATTGGAGACAATGCGGGTGATGTGAACATCGAAGGTATCGTTTGTACCACATATCAGGAGGTGAAAGACAATGACATCTACGGTGGAGTAAGTGGTTCTGTTCAGATGAAGACCAACGCTGCACCTGAATTCTCCGGTGTGATTGCTTCTGTGAACAACAGCGATACTGGCACCTACGTGTTCACTCTGGGCAGTATCTTGTCTCAGGATCGTTATCGTGTAGATATCCAAGGTTATGATGATAATGGTGTGGCTCTACAAGGTCGCTATGATTGGAAGGCAGACAGATCGTTCCGTGTCCGCTTCTTCAATGAGAGTGGTGCTCTACAGTCACCAGTGAACTATATTGTGCAGACCATTGGTGGTCGCTAACTAGAAGGGAGGACAACATGGTAATAGCTTCGTGCATCTTCATAGTTGTCCTCTACATCTTCTAAGGTAATGGAGGTTAACATGAGTAACATTCAGATGATGAAGAAAGAAGAGAAAGACCTGCGTACTAAAGTAGGTCGGCTGGGTGTCTTCACCTCAGATTCCAATTCGTCATTCATGAGTTTGCCAGTCGCAGAAAGGGAAGACATGCTACTTCAATTACATAGCATGGAGAACTACCTCTTCTATCTGGGTAATAGAATCAAAAGGGCAGAACTTAGTGTAGCCTGATGTAGTAATTATGTAACGGAGGATGAAATGGAACAGATTAAAGTAGACAGACTAACACACCGGGTACTTTGGGCCTACTTGTTCATCGATATGGCGTACATGTTAGCTGGAAGATTAGGCCTGATGTAACAATTATGTAACAAAGTGGAAATTTTGATGTAGTCATGCGTCAGC